GTAGCTTCGTCAGAGATAAGAACTGTTTGACCAACTCTAATAGCACCTCTTCTGTCAGCAGCAGTAACGTCAGGTAAAGCTTCAGCTAAGTTAAGAGTAATCTCTATATCAGCTCCAGTTAAACCAGAAGTAGCAGTTATTTGACATTTTTTATAAGCTACGTGTAATCTATTTTGTTCAGACCAAATTACTTGATCCGATGTCATTGGCATTTCAGCGCCAACCATTCGTAGGAAACCAGAAATTGTTCTGTTTCCATATCTTTCCACTTCAGCTTCGTAAAGCTCTGGTAAATATTGCTGTGCAAAATTACCACCAGCACTACCATCAAAAGATAGGTAATTACTGGATAAAGCTAGTCTTGTCTGAGCTGGAACAATTGATGCGGGAAAAGATCCCGTACTTGAAAAACTCATTTTTTTAGTTTTTAGTTGTTATTTTTTTGTTTTAAATTTCAACTTAGAACTATCTACCCCACTTATTGCTCTTACTTTTAAACCATTAATATAAACTTCACCATTTTGCTGCGGTCTATTTTCATTAACTACATTATTTGACTTTGCAGTTATTTCTCTCAGAGCATCAGCTTTTCCTTGTTCATAAAAATGATTAGCAATAGTATCGGGATTTTGAGAGGTATAAAAAGCTTTATGATAGCCTTCCATATCTGCAATTGCACCATCTTTGTTTAAGAACTTCTTAAAGAAATTTGATAATTGTGATTGGTTATCCGCAAGATTAATAGGATTATTTACATTATATCTAAAAGTTTTATCTCCTACTTTATATTCAAAACCTTTGAATTCAGGATTTAAAAACTTATTAGTTTTAGTTAAAAAATATTCTCTATTTTTCTTACTGTTCTCTTGTTCTTTGTTGTGTCTATTGAAAAACTCTACAGCTTTCTGTTGCTCAGGAGTTAAACCATTAGCTCTTAACTTAATTTGCTCATAGTATTTACTCTTTGTTTGCTCTAGAAACGTTCGTGCTTTTGCAATTTCTTCTTTATAAGCGAGCTTTTTTCTTTTGACATCTCGCTCTTCATCCACTTCTTCATCATAAGAAAATTTATCTTCTAATATAAAATTTACTTCTTCTTGATCTAAGTGTGGTTTAGTATTTTTATAGTATTCATTAAGTAAAACTTTCTCATCTACATTAGAATAGTCTTGACTTAATCTTACGTAATCTTCTAAAGTACCGCCTGTCTCTTCCATGAAGTTAACAAGCTTATCAATATGTTCAGGTAGTTTTTTTACCGGAGTGTTATCAACTTCAGCAACTGTATTTTCTTCCTCTTGTTCTTTAGTTTCAGCAGTAACTTCTTCTATAGGATTAGCTACTTCTTCTTTTATTTCTTCTTTTTTCTCTTCGGAAGTTTGCTCAACAATTGGTTCGGATGTTCTTTCCTCCACTTTTTCCACATCATTGGCTTGTTGATTCTCATCCATACTTCCTGTGCTTTGCTCTGGAACGGCATCTTCTGTTTTTTCTTCTGGTTTTTTACTTAAATCTACCTTTATATCTTCACTAACCTTGTTAGTTAGTTTTTTAGGTTTTTTTATTTTTAAAGGCTGAGCCTCTACTTCTTGTTGTGTTTTTGACATAATATAATATAATAGTTAATAATAATTTAAGGTATCAAAGGCTCAACGCCTAAATCACTCATATTATCGGTATTGCTTGATTCAAAATCTGTAGGTAATAAATTATTTTTCCTTTGATCTATCATCTGACTTTGTTGAGCTCCTGATATTCTAGTTCGTAAATCTTTACGATCTTCTATCATTTGCTCTTTATCTTTTCTAGCTTGTACATCTAACTGTGCTAACTGCATATCATAACCAAACTTAAGTTCCATTTCTTGCTTTCTCATTTGAGACTCTCTTTCAATTTTACTTATATTAAATTGAGATTTTGCTTTTTCTATTTGAACTTGTGTTTCAGCTAACGCTTGTTGTTTTTGCATTTCCGCTAAAGCCGCTTTTTCAGCCGTTTGTTGATTAGCCTGTGCTTGAGCTTGTATATTAGCTTGAGAAGCTTTTTGATCTGCTTGAGCTTTTTTCTTTCTTCTATACTTTAACATTTGGTTAGCTAAAGTTAAATTTTTAACTTGTCTAATATCTATAGCGTCTTCTAATGTTATAGAGTTTGTTTTTAAAGCAATTTGTATATTTTCTTCTAGCTTTTGTTTTTCTTCTTCATCTGGTTCTAGTTGCAAAAATATTCCAAAATCATGAATATTTATTGTTTCTAGTTGATCTAAAGTACCAACATTGTATTCTGATATACTATCTTTTAAAGCTTGTTTAGTAAAAGGATATTGAAGAGAATCAGCTATTCTAAGAGATATGTTCTCACATATTCTTAAGCTTAAGTACAGTTGCGCTTGTAAAATATGTCTAGTAGCTGTATTACTATTAGCTGCTGCTAATTTTTGTAAACCTACTAAAGAGTTTTTATCTGGATTACTACCATCTCTAGCTTCATTAAGTCCGGTTACATCTCTTATCATTTGTAAATAATATTGATAAGTCTGTATAAGACTTTGTATTTTAGCGCCGCCAGATCCTGATTGAAGTTCTTGTATAGGTATTTTACCTCTATTAGGATCACCATCTTGAGTTAAAGATCTACCTACAATGCTACCAGTTTGGAAATACATGTTTAAAGCTTCAGCTGGATTGTAATTTGTTCCATTGCCAAGGTCTACTTCTGCTAAACCATCCATATCTAAAAACACTCCATCAGGTACTGTTCTAGATAAAACTTGTTGTATTTTTAAATGGGTTAATTGTATTATATCTGCAAAGCCAGTAATTCTTCTAACTAAAGAACTAATTCTTCCTTTATATAATTTAGGCGCACAGATAACATAGTTCATATTTACCTTTACAGTATTAGCTACTGGCCTTGTCATGTTTTTAGCTAGCTCCCATTTTAACATCATAGGATGTCCTAATATTTTAGCTCCACTATAAAGAACTTGTATAGATCTAGAAACTCTATCAAAGTTATCTGTTTCTGGTGGGCTAAAAGTATCTGGCTTTTCTAAAGCTTTTTCTAATCCAAATTGATTTTTCTTTATTTTAAATACTTGATCGTGGTAAGTTTTATATTCAAAATACAAAACTTGGACGGTTAAATTATCGTACCTACCGTTCCAATTTCTTAAGTATTCAGGGTTACCTGGATATTTTTGAATAGTCTCTAGCTCTTCGTCAGTTAGTTGAGGAAATTGTTTTTTAACGTCTGATATTGTAACAGATTTTACTTCTCCAACATAATATAAATCTTCAAAGTTTGGATCATCACTATATGAATAAACTAAAGCTGCTGGATCTACATAATCTACTGTTATACCTTCAGCTTCATTCCAGTCTGTTTTCACACAACCAATACCCAATATAGTAAGATCATTAGCTAAGCGCCTGCTTGTTAAATCATATTTATTTTTATCTAAAACATAATTAATAGCTTCTTCTTCTGCTACTTCAACACTTTGTTTAAAATCCATTTGCAAGTGTACAGCAAGCTCTTCTTTATCTTGTGGTGCTGCTTCTGGATTTTCTGAGCTAAAAGCATTTACACCTAACACTTGTTTAGCTTCGTTCAAAAAATCTTTAGCTACTATATCAGTCATTAAACCTGTAGCATATTCTGTTCTTTGTCTAGAACAAACAGGATCTTGAGCAAAAGCCTGTATGTCATAATTTCTTTGTGATATACCATTAACAACAATATCTACAAACTTGGCTATTACAGGAACTGGTTTCCAGTCTAAATTTAAATAACTTAAATCTCCGTTAATAGCTAGCTCATCTTTATATTTTTGAACCGGTTGTTCTCCTCTAGCGTATAGTCTTAATAAATGATATTCATTATAATTCATTGCATAACCTGGGGCATTATAGCCAGCTCCCAACCTATATGATCTAAACCACTCTCCTTCTATAGCCCTACCAACCGCAAGTCCGTATTCTAAAGTAGCTTTTTCCGCGGCAGGTACCACCTGATCTGGAAAAGAACTGTTGCTTGTATACTGTAATTGCATTTATTTATTTTATTATTTTAGAAATATTACCGTCGTTGTTATATCTTTTTATACCTAAATTATAATTTATTTTACTTAACATAGGTGTAGGTCTATACTTGTTTTTATTACAAGCCATAATAGCTAGACCAGAACTAATAGTAGCATCGTATTTAGTTCTATTGTTTATATTAAACTTAGCCCAGTCTTCTAATGTTCTTTGAAAAAACATTGTACCAAAACCATCATTGCCCATACCTACGCATGTTTCTATATAAGTTTCTATAGCAGCTGCATGAGCTTGTTTTATATCTTCACTTGTATTAGGAATACCACCTATTTCTTTTTCAGTAGTAGATAATTTATTCCAAATTTTGTCTGGTCTGTTTATAGAAAAACTTCTATATCCTCTTCTTTTTAAATAATATAATAATCTAGGTTTATTGTTTTCACACAATATAGGCATACCATAAAAATGCAATGCCATTAATACATCTTCAAAAAATATTTCAGCAGTAGGAGGTCTTGAGACATATTCTAAAAAGAAATGATTAGGAGGAGCATCCTCCATACTGAATTTAGTTAATCCATGTAGCGATCCTTTACTACCGCGACCATCAACAGTGCCACTAATATCGTAAGAGTCACACCCAAATGCTCCAACGTGTTCATTACCAGGATATTTTTTTCCATTTTTAATTATAACTGCGTTTTGCATATTGCTATTAGGTACCCAAGAAACAAAAAATCTACCTTCATTACTAGGAAAAAAAGAAACAGTAGTATCTTTAATGCCATTATTCCATTGAAAATTACCTTGAGTTACATTTGCAATATTATTTAACTCGTCATTATAATCAATTTGTTGATATATTTTAGTTAAATTAAAAAGAGCTTGTTTACTTTCATCTCTAAAGGCATGAGCTTCAGTTCTTGGAAATTGTCTATAATATTCGTTTAAACTGTCTTGATCTTCCTTTAAACCTTCAACCTCGTTTTTCCAGTGCTGAATAACTCCTGTTGTAATTTCACTACCATCTCTTGCTTTAATTGTATCTTGTTCTCTAACAAAGACAGGTAATCCGAAAGTATCAATGAATCCTTCGTAGTTCCATTCCATAGGTATGAACAAGCTGTAGAGTCCAGAAGCTGTTTGTCCGTTTTTATTTCTTTTAGTAACGTCTGAAGCGTAGTATAAGTTTTTAAAGTTGTCTCCACCTTTGTCTAAAGAATTTGAAGTTGAGCCCATCATACATTTACCTACGATTCTTGATCCTAACCTTAGCGTAGTTTTTGTAACTCTCCAGTTGTTTAATATGTTGTCAGGTCTTTCCCACTTACCACTTTCATCATGAGCTAATAGTTTTAGCTTTTCACCATCGTAAGAGTTATCGCCTGTATTTTTCCAATCAATAGTTGTATCTAAACCTTCTATTTCTAATTCTTTAATATTTTCCTGGAGCTTTCTACGAGTAAGCTTCGCGGCTGGAACTCTATAAGCCAACTCAGTCTTTGGCCTGTCCATCCCGTCTTGAATAGGTTTAAAGAAGAACGGATAGTTGACGGATATTGGGACAACTTTATCTGTAAACATTTTTTTGGCATCGGCACCAGTTTTGGAAAGTATACCGAATCTAGCATCGGAAGATATTGTAGCTTGGTTAACAAGTTCCGCGCTTGACATAAAGCTGAATCCACTTCGTCTGTTTTTAAGGTAGCACATTCCATAGCATCTTGTATCTGCCTTACAGGCTTCCCAGAATATATAGAAGAATCTATTTGCTTCTCTAAATTCAGGGGCTCCAATATCAATTTTTGACCATTGCAAGTACATGTAATGAGTACCAGTAATATATACAGGACTGCCACAATTGTAGAAATAAAAACCTTCTTCTCTACGTTTAAATTCTTCATCGATATATTCATACCATTTTTCTTTAAAACTAATTGGGTATTCTTCCCAATCAAATCTTGTCTTTATTTTTTGTAATTCTTTTGGATATTCAAATCTTTCCCAATACTGTTCCGCTTTGATCTTGCTTCGTTTATACGGTTCATCTGCTGCTGGTAAAGCAATCCTGATATTTTGTATTTTAATGATCTGTCCAATTCTGCCTGTTTTACTAATTACTATAAAATCATAATCTTTATTATAACCGTACTCCCATTTTTTATATCTATTATTTTTAGATAATATTTTAGGATTTACAACATCTTTTACTTCTTTCCAAAGAGTTTGCTCGTGAATCATTTACTTCTCCCTTCTGCAAAACCTTTAAATTTTTTAGTTTCTTTAATATTTTCTTGACCTTTAATAATATCTTCTTCTTCTTCAATACGTTGTAGTATTTCAAAAGCATCCATAATACAAAGCTTTTTAGTTGCTGCTGCATTTTTTAACCTATCAGCGGCAAGATCATCATCACCTGTTTCTGTAATAATTTCCTCTTCAGCTACTTTAATTAACTCATCTACAGCTTTACGCCCAGCTTGGATTATATTCTTTCTCGTTTCCTTCGTACTCATGGGTAAGGGCTATATCATTTGATTTCATACAATACAAACGCTCATTGTTTATAATAAACTCAAACTCTGAGTTTGGTGTAAACGTGACAAGCGTTCCAGGTATTATTTTAATGGCTTCTAAGAAGCTATTAGAATATTTTACTATACCAATATTAGGTTGTTCTTTTTCAGTGCTTAAAATATCTTTATTTAAAATAGGTTTTATAAAACAATAATTTAAATGGCATTTATTATTATACATATATATTTGATCAGGCGAGCAAAAATATAAATCATCTTTAAAATATGTAGAGCTATTTCTTATATTACCTTTTTGATCATACCACGTTCTAAATAAATTATGATGAACGTGTAGTTTATCACCTACTTTTATTGGTGAGCTATAAGCAGCTGGCACCGAAACAACAACTGCCTCCTTGCTCACAAATCGGTGGTTTTCTATCGTGGTATTAATAATAAGTGTTTTATCACCTACTTTTTTTTCATTGTTATACCTACTGTGTAATGGCTTAACAATAAAGCTATACAGACTTTTCATTAATATTTTAAATCGTACTCAACTGCAATAGACATATTTTTATTAAACTTTTTCCAAGGTAAAACTTCATTGTCTTTAGCTATAAATATATTATAAGACTCGTCTTGCTCTTCATAAAGTATATCACTAATAATATGTCCTCCATAAACCTCTTGACTTACTGAATAATGCATAGCATCATTTTTGTAATCTGAGCCAATACTAATTTTCCGTATTATCTTGCTCATTTTCAATAGGTGTTATTTCTCCTGTTTCTAAACTTATATTAACGCTTCCGTATTTTTTTTCAAGTTTCTTTTTTAACTCACTAATTTCTTTAGCGGTTTTTCTTACTTCATCAACATATTCTAATTTTCTTAGTTCTAATACAGCTACGTTATTTTGTAAACCATTTAATTGAGTTTGTTGATCTTGTATTTGTTGCAACTCTTTTTTAGTTACTTTTTTCTTTGTTGTCATTTGATTAAATTTAATTTATATTTGTTTAAAATTGTGGGACTAATCCCGGTGATTTTCTTGCTGACTCTAAAACAGCGTCAGACTTTAAATTTTTAAAATTACTATTATTACCATCATTAGGCATATTCCACACAGTAGTTCCTGCATTAAAGCTAGCTCCTTCACCCATTTTATACCAACCAGCTGGTTGAGGTGATCCTCCAAGAGCCGTAGATAAATTTACTGAATCGTTGTTCCTATACAGAGTAGTTAAAGTATCAACTTGAGTAGAAGTTAAAACTGAAGTCCACGTAGCAATTTCATCTATTTCACCTCCAAAACCTTGCGTGGCAGAACTAGGACTAGTGTTTCCTATACTAAAAGCACCTGTTGAATTTAATATGAATCCACTTCCCCCACCAAGAGTTTTAGTTTGAGTATTAAAAGGTTGACCAGACGAGGTTTTTACATAAAGTTTAACTTCTCCACTTCCGACATCAACAGTTGCAACTATAAAATATATTGTACCGGCACTTAAGTTACTACCAAACGTAATATTAGCTCTACCATTTCCTACATTAGAACCTGATCTATAAGCTGATATTCTAAAAGCTCTAGTGTTTACACTAGTTGCTGAAGTAGTGTTAACTAAATTAATACCATAACCTCTAGGAGTTCCAGCTTGAATATTTTCTTTATCTACTATTCTATAGTTTTTAGTTACACCATCTCCTGGATTAACAAAAAAGTCAGCATCAATTTTTATTAAACAAGAAATACTGTAATTTCCTGTAATAACATTATATTGTTGAGGGTTAGGATATTCCGTACTGTCAACCTGAAAACTATTGTTACTTGCATGTGCAAACTCAAAATCAAAAGTAGAAGGTGCTGGTGGCGCTGGGCCTGCTCCACTTTGGCCTGGTAGATTTACAATACTAGGTATTGTGTTTATATTACCTAAAAACATTTTAAAATAATGCTACTATATCTCCTGCTGCATAGCTTCCGCTAGCGGGTGTAGCCGCTGTAAGATGTGTAACTAATATAGGTAAAAATGATCCTGCAGCAATACCTTTAAGTATTACTGAATTACCACTTTCCATAGTAACTTCAATACTAGTCTGAGCAACGCCTACATATAGACAACATCCTCTTTCTTCAGTATTAGCTATAGCAGTAGTTGCTGGACTTAAAGCAACAGCATCATGCGCAAAAAGCCTAGGTTGAGCTTGAAAATTTCCTTCTAATCCTCTCATTTTATTTATTTATTTTTGTTATTTTTTCTGCGCCTCTAGAACCAAAGTACGCTACATATACTGTTACAAGTAATGTTTTAAGTAAATTTATCCAAGCTTCGTCTACATCAAACTGTAAATGAAAAGAATCTACAGCCATCATTAATACTGACGATGCAGTTAAAAATACAAGAGCTAATGGCCTTGTGTTTTTACTAAGCCATGAGTCAGACTTCATATCACTTCTCCACCTGCTAGAAACCTCTTTCATTTCAACAATATCTTGCTCTAATAGCTTCATAGCCATCTCTTTATCTTGTGGTTCAATACTAGTATCACTTGTTATAAGATTTTTTACTATACCTAATCCACCTTGATCTGGTAAAAACTCTCCTAATTGCGAAACAAGCTGTGGAGCTTTTTGTGTTAAGAATGCTCCAACCTTAGTTTCTGTAAATTTTTTTTTGCTCATTATATTAATTATCTAATCCAGATTCTGAAAGTAAATTATCTTTGCCGCCAAGTTCTTTTTCTAACTCTGGACTACGCAGTGGAATAGTTTTACCAGATTCGTCTATTAATCCTCTTTTTACAGCATTCATAAATCCTTTACTTTCAGGATTCATTCCAGAATAATAGTCATCATAACCTGATTTGTAATTTCCTTTTAATGTGCCTTTGCCTTTTAAATAGTCAAGTTCTTTTTGGGTTAAATATCTAGACATTGGATCTGGTCCTTCTCTTTGTTGTGATTTAGCACGTGGATCATCATCACCAACCTTAGACATTAATTGTAAGCCATAAGTTGTAAAATCTCCTGATTGATAACCACTTCCAAAAGTAGCGCCATCTAAATAGCTATAATCTGGCTCTGGATCTGGCGGTGGTACTTTGTCTTTATCTTCGTAAGAAAATATTTCAGCATTTTTAGACTGCATTTCTTTCCACTTTTTATCCTGCGCATCTCTCTCTGCTTGAGACATGTTTTTATAAGCTAAATTACCTTCATCAGTAAAAGGAGTTTCTTGTGTAGCTGTACCTTTTTGAACATAAGAAGCTTTTTTATTTGGATCATAGCCTTTATCTCCCGGTTTTAATAAAACTTTTTCAGCGTTTGCAGCGTTGGCATCAGCTTTACTTTGAAGTGTTTCTTCTTTCTTTTCGTCTCCTGGCCCTTCAATTAAGTGCACTGGAGTAACAAGACCCTTACTAACTATGCTGTTGTAAGGGTTCTTGCCTTTTCCTTGAAATTTTAATTTAAAAGCCATAACGATTATCTATTTCTTTTGAAGTGTTTTGATAAGATACTTCCACCTAATTTTTTAAGTTGTTTAGCTGGAGCCGCAGGATCTTTAGCAGATACTTGCCCACCATCCATAGTAGCGCTCTTCATATGCATTTTGTTAGTCATACTATGATTCATGTTAGCCATAGGCTTACCATAAGTAGCATGGCTAATCATAGAACTAATGTCATGATCTAAAGCTTTTTTACCTTTAGGACTAGCGTTCTTTTTATCTTTTTCATCAGCAGCAACTCTAATAGCTGTAGCTTTTGCAGAGTTATTGTATTTAATTTTTTGCTTAAAATACATTGCCATTGTATCATCTGATCTAGTTGCTACGCTTTTAAGCTCATCCGCCTGCTCGCTTTTTGCAGTTCTAGCTTCAGCTTTTTCTTGTCTTTTATTAGCTCTTTTCTTTTTGCCAGCTTCTCTTTTAGCAACTCTTTTTAATTGACCTTTTAATCCAGATTCTTTAGCGGCTTTTTTATCACCAGCTTTAATAGCATCTTTAGCCTTGTCCATTGCTGATTTTTCTTTAGGAGCTTTAACTCCTTCTGGTATTCCAGTGTCTGTTACTGCATCTACTTTCTTTTTTACTTTTTCTCCAGCTGAATCTCCACTTTCTTTTTGATTGGCCATTACGCTATTTTTTTTAGGAGTAACAGGTCTATCAGTAGGTCCTTTTTCGTAAGCTTTATTAATTTTATTTTGAGCAGCATTGTACTCTGATGAACCTTTTTCAGCTTTGTTTCTAGCTTTTATATATTCATCTAGTTTAGGATCTTTAGCTTTGGCATCTTTGTAAGTACCTTTTTTAGCTACAGTTTCTCCTTTACTTTTATCTTTCATATATGCTGCTATAGTCTTCATAGCCATAGTAGCGTCTTTATATGTCATTGTTTTAGGCATGATTTTTATTTTTCGTTATTATATGCTTCTTTTTCCCAAGGAAAATTTGGATGTCCTTCGATCATCCATTTTCCGTTGTATTTTATTTTTCCATTTTTTCTAGGATAAACTTCACCATTCCAAGTAACAGTTTCAGCAGTATAACTCAAACCTTGTTTACCTCCAGTTTTTTCAAAATCTTCAAATTGATCTTTATGTGTTTTTTCATGAGTTAAAACAATACCATATTGTTTATCATTTGGATCAACATCTATATCAATAGTTATATTTCCATTTTTATGAGCTCTACCTAGTATACCTTCAGGTTCGTCTTTGTGGTAAATAGCTGTATTGTCTACAACATAAGGTGCTCTCATTTTAAAACCCATATTAATCGTATTTAACTCTATTGTTTTTACTATTATAAGGAAAGTTTTTATTAAACCAATCCTTTCTATCGTCACATCCACAACCACCTGGTATCATATCTGCAATACGCTTTATACCTGTTGCGGTTGTAAATCTTTCTATCGTATCTCCAAGTCCTCTATCTTTCATTACCATTTAACTTTATCTGCCCAATACGCTGCTGACATTTTACCTTTAGCTATATTTTTAGCATGTCTTGCTTTAAAGCTTTTTCTTTTAGCTTTCATTTTTGCAGACTCACCAGCCTTAGGTTTACCAGCTGTACCAGACAATGAATTAACTTTTTTGCCTTGTTGACCAAATCTTATAATTTTTTCTTTACCTCCAGCACAAGCCTTTACTATATGAGACTTAGTCTTATGACTAGGCGTTTTTTTAGGTTTGTTACATTTTAATGTTTTCTTATCTACAGCCATTATTTTTTCTTTTTAGATGAAGCGCCGCAGGGTTCTCCTGTAGCAACATTAATCCAGTTTTCTTTTTGAAACCAGTCTCTAAGTGTAGCACCTTTTTTACGAGCCCCTTTAACATTACTTTTACTTGATCTTTTATATTTACCTTTAGATGCCGCAGACTGCTTAGCTTTTACTACAGCATCTCTTTCAGCTTTGCTCATAGATCTTACCTTACTAGCAGGTAGACAAACTTTCTTTGTACCACCACCTTTAATCTTTCTTGTCATTGCCTAATTTTTTCATTGCTGCGTTTCTAGCACATTTCATTTTTTTAGCATAACTAGGATTTTTTTTCCTATTAAAAACTATTTGTTGATTTAAGCTGCCAACAATGGCTTTTTTATTACCTTTTCTAGATTTAATTAACCAACTGGCTAAATCACCACAAGACAGTTCTTTAAACTTACCTTTAGCATCTGCATATTCGCTGTCTTTCCATTCAGGTTTTTTCTTTGCCATTGTTATTTTTTCTTTGATCTTCCCATCTTGCTAGGCCCTCCAGCTCTAGTGCATCTAACACCCCAACCACTAGCATAAGCTGAAGGCCACACTTTAAATTTCTTTTTAGCTGCTGCTTTACAAGGTCCAGATATTTTAGTTCTTTTAATTTTTGGAGCAGGACTACTTCCTTTCATTTCTTCAATATGATCTCTTACCAAACCCGCTTGATCAGCGTGCGTTCTTGAAGCTTTTTCTAAACCTTTAGCTACTTTCTCTAAACTCATAATTTATAATTTTCTACCTTTTTTGTCTACTTGAACCTCTTTAACTATAATAGTTTGTTTTGGTTTTGAGTTTTTAATTTCTTCTAGTTGTCTATTTAACTCCTCTAACTTACCATCATTTTCGGTTCCGTCTTTTACTAGTGTACCTATCACCTGTATTTCTTCAAAAATAACATCGTCTACTTGTTCGAGCATTTCAACTCGCTCTTTTAGTTGTATAATCATTTTTTCGTTCCACTCTTCTTTTAACTCATATTCTAAACGAGTTACTTCTATAGGTGGTAGCTTTTTAGCTTCTTCAATATCCGCTTGTAAAGTATAATACATACCTACAAAAGAGGCTGTTACCATTATTATTGCTACTACAGTTTTTAAGTCAAGTTGTATGTTAGTGTTTTCAGAGATTTTTGTACTCATTAGTTGCGTCAAATGACGGGCATGCTTTATTAGCAAACTCGTTGTGTGAATATATAATAGTGTTTGGATACATTGCTTTTAATGTTTTAAGCACATGTAACAAACCTTCTTTTTGTTCTTGTGTTCTAGTATCCTTCGGAGTCTTACCATCTGCCTCAACGCCCCCACAATAGCAAATACCTATTGAATTACGATTATGCCCTTTGCAATGAGCTCCGATTTTGGCTATATCTCTACCTTTTTGTATTTCACCATTTATATCAATGTAAAAATGATAGCCTATATCTGACCAGCCTCGTCCTTCAGTGTGCCACTTTTTAATTGTGTCTACACTTATATCTTGACCTTCTCTTGTAGCTGAACAGTGTATTATAATTTCTGTAATTTGTCTCATAAAGTTGGTTTTAATGGCTCGTTATATCCCATTTGGTCTTTATATTTTTGTTCCTCCGCTTTTTCTTTTTTTCGATCAGCATCCGGATCAAGAGAGTCGTTGTATATTAGCATTTGCCTTTTCAATTCACTTGAATATCCATCGTCAGGGAGGTTTTTAGCATTTTCATCATTAGAAGTAGAGTAATTACCAGCTTTAACTGCTTTTTTTGTTTTTCTTTTTATACCCATTTTTGCAACTACTGTACCGGGGTTATTAACAGATTTTAAAGCATCTTTAGCTTTTTTTCTCTCTTTTAAATTGTTAACTTGCTCATCAGATAAATTAGAAGGGCCTGTAGAACCTCCTTCTTTACTACCTTTACCTTCATAGCTTGGTGCTGTAACGCTAGTTGATCCAATTATAGCATCGGTTATTCCACCTGAACCTGAGCTTTCTCCAGCTGCTAAAACGTCTTCTATACTTTTTAGATTTGCAACTGTATCGGCTGCTGGGTTTTTAACTTTACCCATCATAGAAACCATAGAGTTAATATCTCTTCTTTTATTAAACTTATTCATATTACTTTGTTTTTTTTAACTTCCACCACTTGTGTGCTGTATAACCTATAGTAACTAGTAATAGTATTATTTTTAAAGCTGGTTCTAACCAATCCATACTCGCGATAGTAAAAGATGTTATATTTAAACAGTAAAGCTTAAGATCGTCAACGCCAATCATTTGTTTGCGTTTAAAACTGCGTTACCTTTATATTCACAGCTATCAATTTGTAAATTGCTAACTATTGTCATATCTTTAGACACCATATATCTAGTGCCTTTCTTTTTAGCTGGTTTAGTTAAATCTATTCCTGCTGATTTTTGTGTTTCTCCTTGACTTGGCATAATATTTATTTTAAAATGAACCGGTTAATTTAGGTCCGTCTTTGGTTTCTTTTCTTTTAGGTTTATCTCCTAATCTTAATGCTGCTGGTGGGACTTGAGCACCTGGTACGTTGCCACTACCTGGTATACCGCCTTGAACCACTTGGTTCATACCACCTAATGGATCAACTGCTGTAGGCTGTATGCCCATCATGCCTGCTGCGTTTACTTGTGCATTGTTTTGGAAAGGCACAGCATTCATATTGCCCATTTTAGCTATAGTTAAGTTCTCTGCTTTTCTAGCTGGTGTACCTGCTCTATTAGTTATAGCATCTGTAACTTGTTCTTTGCTTTTACCGGTCATGTTTGAAACTGCTTCTAAACCACCAGGGCCATCTGCAGCTAATTTTCGTTGACCTTCATTTAAGAAATAACTTATTGTTTTCATCTTTGTTTATCTTTATTTACATATCTTATAGCTTGAGCTGTTACTTTATAGCTATACTTATTATTTTTATCTAACTCTTTTGTAGGCATATCTTCTTCACCTAACATAATACGGTACATACGACTTATTAGTTGCTTGCACTTATATGAAACTTTATATATATGATATTTTTGGGTAGTGCGATTTCTCTCTCTCCACACAACTATCCACCCTTGTTTCAATAATCTGTTCCAGCGCCTATTGTCCCAACTATATGAGTACGTACCTTTTTTAAAATCATCTTTAGTAAAGAAATCTATAGCATCTAAATATATTAAAAGCTCAAGATCTGCATCTTTAATATTACAGGTTTTGCACGCCCATTTACGTACTATTCTGTAATGTTTTAATAATTTTAATTCTTTTAAGTCTGAAGAAGTCAATTTTCTCATAATACTATAACTACATCAAACTCTTTTATTATCTTATATGTATTGTTTTTTATTTCAATATTAAAGCCAGCAGCTTTGTCGTAATAAATATTATCACCTTTTTTAACAGCGTTAACTTCGGTTCCTGCGACTAAAACCTCTGCAGTTTTATATCTAATATCTTCTCTATGATTTTCACCTAATATTAAACCACCTGTAGTTTTTACTTTCTTTTCTTTGTCTGGACTAATTACTATATACTTACCTACCGCTTTCATTTCTTATATTGTTAATTATACAATCAGTAGATAAAATAGTAGTGGCTACAGAGGCCGCATTTTTAAGTGCGCTTTTAGTTACTAATAAAGGATCTATTATTCCGGCTTGTACCATATCCACCGTTTTTCCTGTAACCACGTTATATCCTAATCCTTTTTTATTTGGAACATTATCGTAAGATATTCCTGCATTTTGCATTATAATTTCAAAAGGTTTTTTAATAGCACAATATAACACTTCTTCTCCAATACTCGTAGGTTCTAGTTCCTGTGAAGCATTGAGTAAAGCTATACCACCACCTGGTAATATACCTTCATTTATTGCGGCTCTTGTAGCACAAATAGCATCTTCCGCTCTATCTTTTTTTTCTTTGAGTTCAACTTCTGAATCAGCACCAATTTTAACAATAGCAAGTTTACCTGTTAGTTGAGATATTTTTTTTCTTATTGCTTCAGTTTTATTTTTTTTATTTTTTAAAGTTTTGATACTCTTTTTTAGTTTCTCGTTTTCTTCAATATTTATTTTAAATATAGTATTATTTTTAAAAGTAGAAACTTTTGAACACTTACCTAAATCTTCTTCTGTAATTAAATCTAAATCGTCACCTAAATCTTGATTAAATATTTTAGCTTGAGTTATTAAACTTAAATTATCTAATACTATTTTTTGGTTTATACCATATGTAGGTGCATCTATAACATTTATTTTAATATTACCTTTCATTTTATTCATGGCTAATGCACTATAAACCTGGTAATCAACATCTGCTATTATAAGTAAACTTCTTTTAGTTTGTATAGCATGTTCTAATACTTTTTGTATTTGTCTTATGTTATCTATTTTAGACTCTGAAATAAGTATTAAAGGATTTTCTAATATACAAGCATCATTTTCTTTATTGTTTGCAAAATGATTTGTTTTTAATCCTTGATTATATTCTAAACCATCTACAATATTTACTACACAATTATTTTCACTATTTGTTTCTAACATTACAGATCCAAACTTGTCAATAGAGTTAAAGGCTTTACTTATTAATTTACCTAATTCATTATCATTATTTGCAGAGATAGTAGCTACTTGTTCTATTTTGTTTTTTGTAACTTTAGTAGCTGTGTCTTCTAAATATTTTAAAACATTTTTAACACCTTTACTTATACCTTCTTTCATTAGTCTTGTATCGTCTAATAAAGAGTGCTTGTCTGCTTCTTCTAATATAGCTTTAGCTAATATAGTAGCAGTCGTAGTTCCATCGCCTGCTTCTTTTACGGTTTGTTGTGCAGCTTGCTTTAGCAAAGTAGCACCAATATTTTCTATAGGATTTCTTAATGTTATAGAGTTAGCTACCGTGACACCATCTTTTGTTACTATAGGTTTGCCATTGCCATCTTCTAATATAACACATTTACCTCCTGCTCCTAAGGTTGAACCTACCGCGTTGGTTAATTTTTCAACCCCAGTTAAAAGCTGGCTTTTAGCAGTGTCACCAAAAGCCAACTCTTTTACTAGTTTTAATTCTTGCATTTTATTTAATTAAATTATATTTGTTTGAATACTTTACTTAAAGGTTTTAACTACTTTAGGTCCTTGAAGAAACTCAAGCTTCTTACTATAATGTTCTATTGAACTATCTATAGCTTGTTCAGCTCCTTGTAGAGTTTCTCTTCTGGTTACATCAATCCAAGTTTCTGGATCTTCAATATCACAGTATTCGGTTTGTAAAAATCCATTAGGTAGTTGTACAACTCTCCAGTTTTTCTTTTGAGTTATATGTTTCCATAACTTAATGGTATCTTCATTTGGTTGTGGTGCACTAGTCCACGTATTAGTGCGGGTGTATAAAAACGTCATGGTTTTATGTTTATTTATTTATTGGTTGTTATTTATACTATCACTTGATAGTAGTTTCTTTTTACTAACTTATGGTTGTATCTACGTTTGCTGTTATACCGGCTGAAAGGTTTATTGTACTGTATCTTATTTGTATATACCAGTCAGGTGCAGAACTTACTTTTGTAAGTGTACCGAATAGTATTGCTTTGTTTTTATCATATGAAGTTCCCCAATTAGTAGCAAAACTACCTTCTTGTGGTAAAGGTCCTGGTGCTGCCCAAAACCAAGTTCCTGATTGAGAACATACTGTTCTAGGTATTTGAAAAAATTCTGCTATTACTCCACCATTTGAATTACCTATCCAAGCACCTATATTCCCTGTAGTAGGCCATCCAGTTCCTGGAGATGATGCGGTGTCTCGGTATATTAAAACTTCTCTTGGTATTATAATTTTATTTTCACCTGGTGCTGCAACTAAAGTAGCTGGTGTTGTATTTAAATTACTCCAGCCATTACCAGTTATTTTAATAGTTACTATTCTACTGTCTTCTACAACTTTTCCTGCACTTCCAAAACTAGCAGTATACTTAGGTTGATTAGTATTAGTATTAACACCAAAGTAATTACCTGAACCGTAATTACCCATTTTAACATACTGTCCACCTGTTCCACCGGCTACAAATAAGTTTTGTTCTGTTGTAGCTCCTACATTAAGTTCATTACGTAAACGCATTGTACCATTTACGTCGAATGCAGACTCTGGTGTATCAGTTCTAAAACCTACTTTGTTATTAACCGCATCTATATAAAGGGTAGGGTCCGTGGCTGTGGGTTGTTGAAACTCACTTACGCCAGGAACCTCTACTCCTTCTAAAAATTTAATTGTTGCCACTTATGTTAATTAAGCTACTACAGGTGAAAACATTACTGTAAATCCAGTAGCACTTTGACTTGATGCAAACTCTAAGTTTACTTGATTAAGATCTACATACTTAATGTTAGGATATACTAC